AGACGCAAAGGCACACACATTTAAACCCCTCTATGGTGGTACGTCAGGCACTGAGGCGGAACGTCGATACTACACCGCATTTCTTGAGAAGTACTCTGGTGTTGCAGAATGGCAACAGAGGCTATGCAACGAGGCACTGGTAAGGAAAAAGGTTACCTTACCGTCAACCAGAGAATATATGTTTCCTAATGTTAGAAAGTACCCCAGTGGCGGTTACTCTAATTCAACCCAAATAAAAAATTATCCTGTTCAGGGATTTGCAACGGCTGATCTTTTACCTATCTCATTGGTAATGTTACATAAAAAAGTTAAAGAAAGTAGAATAAAAAGCTTGATTTGTAACACAGTACATGATAGTATTGTCATGGATGTTCACCCTGATGAAGAGGAAACCTGTATAGAATTAATGAAGAATGCAATGCTAAGTCTTAAAGATGAGTGTTCTCTGAGGTTTGGCGTTGAGTACAACATGCCTGTTGGCATTGAGTTAAAAATTGGAACTAACTGGTCCGACTTAAAGGAAGTCGGCGTTTACGAAAGGACGTAATGAATGAGTAACTTAGCTGTTGTTGAAACCCAATCACTGACTGATCTAGTGACAGCCGATAAAGCAGATAATGCTAAGATCATGGCTTTGCTGGGTCAAGCTAGTGAGGCGGGGTCTACAAAAAGCGTTGACTTTTTACCCAAGCTTGCCATTGAACACAACACTGAAGATGAAGAAGGTAACACCCTTCCAAGAGGACAGTGGAAGTTCAGGGATGCTTCTGGGCAGTGGCAACACTCCAAAGAAGTAACCTTCCGACCATTCCTGCGGCGGTACATGTACACTGTCTGGGACAATGCGGAGCAATCTTACGGCAGTATGTCGATCCAAGGGGCATCCTTTGGTGATGAGTTCTTTGACACTGCTGGCGGAATCCGCTGTGGCAAGCTCAACAAGCGTGACTTGGAAGGCTTGTCTTCTGACGATCCAGAGAGGACACTGCAAGCCAACATCAAGTGCGCCCAAGTAGTCTACGGTATGGTCGAGACTGACTCTATCGAAGCTACACCCGCTGTCTGGTACGCTCGTGGCAGTAACTTCATGCCCGTCGCGGATTGGATCAAGACTCTTGAGAAGCAAGGTAAGCTGCTGTTCAATACGAGAGCAACGCTTTCTACGCTACGACAGAAGTACGGTGGGAACATCTACTACAAGTCAAAGATCGACGTTAAGGATTACGTTGAGTTTGACCCAACGGTTGATGTACCTATTCTTGAGAAGTTCGTTGAGTCTGTTAACTCTCACAATGCTTACATCGAGTCAGAATACAAAGAAGCCCGTGGGGACTTTGCTGACGCGCAGATTGTAGAATCAATGGATGCTGATGACTAACCTCATCAAAGAATACTTGCAAATTTATTTGCAGGGTGTCGTTTCGGGGGAGAGGAAACTTTCCCCCGATTCTATTGCTCTATTGTCAGATGAATTAATTGCGTCAGCAGAACGGCAGTTTTCAAACGAGAAGGCTACACAGAAGTGGCGACCTCGTATGTCTGGTCTGGGCAAGCCTCTGTGCCAACAGCAGCTAGAACGAGATGGCGTCAAGGTCAACAAGAAGATGGACTACAACGCTGTCAACAGGTTCCTATTTGGGGACTGGCTTGAGTCATTGCTGTACGTCGAAATGAAAGAGGCAGGAATAAACGTCGAGGCATACCAAGAAAAGGTATCGCTTGAAATAGCTGGTGTTAAAGTTAATGGCACCCTTGATGTAATCATTGATGGTAAGGTGTGGGACATTAAAACTGCAAGCCCTTACGCTTACATGAACAAGTTTGCAAACTACAACAAGGTTAAAGACAACGATCCATTTGGCTATGTGCTACAGGGCTACCTGTACAGCGCAGCCGTAGACAAACCTTTCGGTGGTTGGATTGTTATGAATAAGTCTTCCGGTGAACTGTTGGTATGTAACGCCCCATCCATACAGGATGAAGAGCGTGAAGCGGCTCTGGCTAAGGCAGAGTACAACATGACAGTGCTTCAAGACCCTACGATTAAGATACAGAAGCTAGAAGATGAACCTGAGATGTACAGGAAACAAAAGACAGGCAACCGAGTGTTAAGCACTACCTGTTCTTTCTGTGACTTCAAAGAACACTGCTGGCCCAAGGCTGAGATGAAGTACAAGGTTGCTTCTGCCAGAGCAAACCCACCGATGGTTTGGTATTCCAAGTATGTTACGGAGGAACTTTGATGCCGGTGTTAGTAGTCAACAGGGTTTTTAATTCTGATGTTAACTTTAACAAAGAATGTTTTTTTGTTTACGCTGAGAATGAAAAGCGAGAGGGGGGAGAAAGCTGGAAGCGTGGTAACGATCAGTGTTTGCCAATAACAATAAAGCGGGTTCCTGCTATGTCTGTAGAAGCATACTGGAGTGACGACAACTACGCAGCAAACTGTAAAAAAATACAGAACGATTTACACAACATAATCAATGTATTAAAGTATGGTGCCTGTGTTTTTATTGAGCAGAATTTTTTATCTAGCGAGGCTAACAGCCCAATGAATACTGAGTGCCCCAAAACTAAAGAGTTTCTTTTAGACGGCATCCAATTGATGCAATCCAGATACAGGCCCTTTCATGTCAAAACGTAAACGCTCGACACGAAATGCAATGGGCACAAAGTACAGAAGTAATTTTGAGGTTGGGTTTGCAAGTGATCTTATAAAGCGCGGTGTTAGCTTTGATTACGAACCAGACTCCTACGAGTATGTACCAAACCCTACAACCTACACCCCAGACTTTTACATACCAGAACATAACTTCTATGTAGAAACTAAAGGGTTTTTTACGTCTGAAGACAGGACAAAACATTTGACTTTTCGTAAGCAGCATCCTAGCATTGACGTTCGCTTTGTGTTTATGAATGCTAACACCAAGATAAACAAAAGATCAAAAACAACCTATGGTGATTGGTGTGACAAGCACAGTTTTAAATACCACAGCAGAGTTATTAATGACCAGTGGTTGTTTGGAGATGACTATGACGAATGACAATGTTAACAGCCCTGCTCATTACAACGTAGGTAATCTTGAAACAATTCAGTTGTTAGAAGAGTCTATGTCAAAGAGAGAGTTTCTAGGTTACCTCAAAGGTAATGTCATAAAGTACCTTGCTCGTTATGAGTACAAGGGAAAGCCTATGGAAGACTTAGATAAAGCTTTGTGGTACTTGGAGTACCTTAGTAGGAAGCGAAAAGAATATGACGTTGACCTAGAATTTGAAAAGGGAGTTGGGATGTGAACAAATTCTATAAGTCCGTCAAAGAGTTCCAAGAAGCCTTTGGTCAAACACCATCCATACACAGGCGTGTAAAATTAATTAAAGAAGAACACCAAGAATTAATGGAAGCAATTCCATTGTCCTTAGTATTTTCATATTCCTCCGTTGAGCCTATGCCTTCCGATAAAATTAAAAAAGAAGCGGCTGATCTACTATACGTTTTGACTGGGTTGTTCGTTGATTACGGCTGGGACATGGATGCTATCTTTGATAAGGTGCATGAGTCCAACATGTCAAAACTTGGGGATGACGGCAAACCGATTTACAGGGAGGACGGCAAAGTGTTGAAGTCGTCTAACTACAAAGAACCAGATTTAAGCGGATTGTAATGGATTACATTACGGGAAAGTTTTCGCCTATTGTCTTAATTGGTATGTCAAGACACAACCTTTTAGACGAAGTAGCTAATGGTCAGATTGAAGAAGATGTGTTGCAACAGTGTAATGCAAAAGCATATAGTGCAAGAATGAACTTCAACACAAAAGATTCCAGCGTTGAAGATGTTCTTTTACCTAAGACACCCGCTGTTACACAGTTGTTAGATAAGATAGACATTGTTGTAAAGTCTATTAACAAACACCTAGTAATGGGAGATGAGGCGTGGACACATTTGGTAGAACCAAATCAGTCTACAATGTTTCATACACACCAAGACCCCGGACCACCCGGACTATCTTTTGTATACTGGGTAACTGTGCCAGAAAAAAGCGGGGAATTAATAGGAATAATACAAGTAGATAGGTACAGACACTTTCATAAGATTGAACCAAAAGCCGGTGATCTTGTTGTGTTTCCTACATATCTTCCTCACATGACTGCAAGAAACTGTAGTAATAAAACAAGAATATCTATATCAGGTAATTATTATCCTCCGCTAGATAAATTAAATGATGTTAGAAAAGCACCAGAAAAATTATTAAATTACATCGGAACAATACGCGGCAGATAAATAACACTACAAACGGAGTATAATAAATGAACGCAACCAATATGACTGAACTGCCAACCCCGTACCAGAAGTACATCCATACTTCTCGTTACTCCCGTTGGATAGACGATGAACAGCGCAGAGAAACGTGGGACGAGACTGTTACCCGATACTTTAATTACATGGAAAAACGGCTCCAAGAACGTAATGACTTTAGTCTCGACAAAAGTCTGCGTACAGAACTACAGAGTGCTGTGCTGAACCTAGATATCATGCCGTCTATGCGGCTGTTAATGACTGCTGGCCCTGCTGTTGAGCGGTGCAATGTAGCTTCATACAACTGTAGCTACGTTCCTATCGACAGCCCAAGAGCCTTTGATGAGGTGTTGTACATCCTTATGAATGGCACAGGCGTGGGCTTTTCTGTTGAGCGTGAGTGCATCAAGAAGCTTCCAGACGTAGCGGAACACTTTGAAGACAGCACAACAATAATTAAAGTTAAAGACAGCAAGTCAGGTTGGGCAAGAGCATTTAAAGAATTGGTGTCTCTGCTGTACGCAGGGCAAATCCCAACGTGGGATATGTCGCTTGTACGTCCTGCCGGTGCGCGGCTAAAGACCTTTGGGGGACGGGCCTCTGGCCCAGAGCCACTGAATGATCTGTTCCGCTTTGCAGTTAACATGTTTACTAAAGCGGCTGGACGGCGATTAAGCAGCATAGAGTGTCACGATCTCGTTTGTAAGACGGCACAAGTAGTAGTTGTAGGCGGTGTGCGCCGTTCAGCCCTTATCTCTCTCAGCAATCTTAGCGACGATCTGATACGGGCATCCAAGTCTGGTGACTGGTGGAACAACCACAGCTATCGGTCCTACGCTAACAACTCTGCTGTGTATAAGTCTGTGCCTGACATGAACGTGTTTATGAAGGAGTGGCACTCACTGTACGAGAGCCGGTCAGGTGAGAGAGGCATGTTCAGTCGTGCTGCTGCCAAGAAGCAGGTTGCTGTCAATGGTAGGCGCGATCCAGAGTTTGAGTTTGGTACGAACCCCTGTTGTGAGATTATCCTACGACCCAACCAGTTCTGTAATCTTACAGAGGTAGTGGTTAAAAAGAACGACACAAAAGAAAGTCTAGCTAAAAAAGTACAGCTTGCTACTATTCTAGGTACATATCAATCTACTCTTACTGATTTTAAATACCTCAGAAAGATTTGGAAGGACACCACAGAAGCAGAGAGACTGCTGGGCGTAAGCATGACTGGCATTCTGGACAACACTCTTACTAATGGTAAGAACGGTAATCTTGCTGCTGTGCTAGAAAGCTTGCGGGAAGTTGCTGTAACCACAAACAAGAAGTGGGCAGAGGCATTGGGCGTACCCCAGAGTACAGCCATTACCTGTGTGAAGCCATCAGGGACCGTTAGCCAGCTTGTAGACGCTGCCAGTGGTATCCACCCCCGACACAGCAAACACTACATCAGGCGCGTTCGTGGGGACAAGAAAGACCCATTGACACAGTTCCTAGTAGATGCCGGTATTCCATGTGAGGATGCTGTTGGAGATGTCGAGAGCAAGAACACTGCTGTGTTTTCTTTTCCTATTAAAGCCCCGGAAGGAGCGATGATTAATGATGAACTTACACCTTTGGAACATCTTGAACTCTGGCTTACGTACCAAAAGCATTGGTGCGAACACAAACCCAGCATTACTATTACGGTTAAGGAACACGAGTGGCTTGCTGTTGCAGCGTGGGTATACGAAAACTTTGACTTCATGTCGGGGGTTTCTTTCTTCCCACACAGTGACGCTGTTTACACGCAAGCTCCGTATGAAGAAATAGACGAGACTACCTACAGTGATCTGTTGTCTAGGATGCCAGAGGAGATTGATTTCTACAAACTCCAAGAGTACGAGAAGGAAGACAACACAAAGGGCACCCAAGAGTTTAGTTGCGTGGGTGATGTCTGTGAGGTAGTCGATGTCTGATAAGCAGGACACAAAAAAAGAAGGACGCTTTATCAACGTCCTTTCTTTTTCTTTGATGCTGGATAAAGACTTGTCCTTGTCACCAGCTATTGAAGTTAGCAAACTCGACACAGAAGAGTTTGTAGAGTTTATGGATGAAGCCCTACCGGAGTTTGACTACACACACGACATAGCCAACCTGATTGGTTATGCAACAGAACTAGTTGAGGCTATCGTGCAGAGTGTAGAAACGTATTGCGGTATGCCTACGTCAGAACAAGTTATAGAAGAACCCCTAGACAAAAAGAAGGGTACAGTCGAAGAGGTATACGAGGCTATTAAAAAGACTAGGTTAAATTGAAGTGTTACTTTTTAACCAGTGATCCACCAAAGTACAGCCCAACAATTGCAGACACAAGGTGTGTGTCGAGTGGCGTTATGACCATGCCGGTCATCTGCTTCCACTGGAATATCTCCTTGCCATCAAAGAACAGGAACCCCGGCCTAAACTCTGTCCAGCCAACCGTGACAGCAATGTCGGGGTAGAAGACAGCAATTACTTTGGGCCAAACAATGATAGCTGCTATTGCACTCAAAGCGATAAGCCGTCGCGTCCAAGCAAAGTGAGGGTTCTCATACCGGCGAGCCTTGTCAATGACATCAGCTTCTTTGCTCATCATAGCCATCATCATTTTGTTGTTGGCTTCTTTTGACTTGATGCTCTGTCCCCAAATGGACATCACACCACCCAGAACAGATGAACCAAGCATTGTAATTAATTCTACAGGAAGACCGCCTAACATATTATGATCCTTTAAAAGTAGATACCATCCACATAATTGCGCTCCCGATTACTGCAAGGATAAACCCTGCACCGTATAGTCGGGAGCGTTCTTTTTCTAGGGTGTTAACCCTACGAGACAAAGCTTTCATGTCGCTCTGTAGTCTTTCGTGGGATTGAATAAGCGCGTCCATCTTTCCTTCAAGACGGCCAATAGCCAGCATTAACTCTGTGTCGGTAGCCCCGTTGTTGGTAACCATTAGAGTGCTGTTTCAGGAGTACCAGTAGGATCGGACCCAGCTATTTCAAATAATCTCTGTTGCTCTCCTTCGTTCCTGACAGCCATAGTTAAACTAACAACATTAAGAACAAAGTCTTGAAGGTTAGTATCCTCTGTGCTGTTGCTAACTTTTAAAAGATTATACAAAGCTTGAGCTGTTTTTTCATGGTGTTCTCTTGATTGACCCTCACTTATTATGCCAACCATAATAGGAATTAGTCGTCGCCCACCTACAAACCTTGCTGCGTAAGGACTGTACCGCGCCCTACCAGCGTCTACGCCATCAAGCACATACTCTGCAAGACCGGGGGTAGACAGCACTTCAACCAAAGCTTTGTTTTTATTAGAGGCTAATGATCTTAACAACCACTCCGACCCAACGTATTTCAAACTGACAACACCACGAGCCACACCCCACATACGAGACAGGGCGGCAGATTCAGTCATTTTATTTAGACCTTGTGAATACTCCAACAAATCAGTGGCATTGTCTGAAACAGAAGCAATTTTAATAAGTCCTACAACACCTTCATAATTTGATTGCCCCAGCACTTCTCTGTACAATTCACCGTGAACCTCAAGTTCTCCGCGTAAGTCTTGAAAACCTACTGCTTCGACACGTTGAACTTTAACGCCAGCTTTTTCAGGATCAATAGCACCCACAGCAGTTGATTTCTGAACCATTGCGTCTACTATTTTAGCTCGCATGGCCTGTTCAAAAACATCAAATTCTTGTTCTGTTACTACTTTACGAACATCGTCAAGAAGTCCTAGATACGTGTCTCTGGAATTTAAGCTTGCCCCTGATTTATCTGTCCTTGAAAGAATTTTTTCAAGGAGATCATCAGCAACTGCACCCAAATCCTTCTTTTGAAACAGGTCAGCAAAAATACCTAATGTTGGTGACATATCTTTTTCGGCTGTTTCTCTAGCTCTTGTAATTACCTTTTCAAAAATTCTACCAATAGTTTCTTTGTTTCCTTCTAACGTAGAGTTATTAAACAAAGGATCATTGTTGAAAGTATCTCCTGCTGCTCTACCAAGCATCCTTCTCATGTTACCAGATATAAAGGTGTTACCCCGTGCATCTGTTGAAACAGTACCAGCAATATTTTCTAGCCTTAAAAATTCTCTGGCTTCAACGTCACTTCCAAGAAGAATATCTAAAAAACCACCGTTTTCGCGCATCTCAAACAAAGGAGAATTTCCGCTGTTGGTAAGGGTACGAAGCCTTTTTACAAAATCAACACTAGTTGGGCGGGTTGATTCACTTGCTCCGTATACCCTGCGAAGCATAAGATCACGCATTTCTTTAACTGCTCTCTCACGTAAAAGGCTGTCTTCTGGAAACATTCTGTCAAACATATCACGGCGTGTTTGCGTTGTATCTTCAACAATTTCTCCGTCCGGTGCATCTTCCCTAGCAGCTAGATTACGCCTAAGTGTAGCCTGACTAAAGGCAGTTTCAAATGGGCTGTATACATTACGATCTGCCTGTAAAGAGGCTCTAACGTAACGATCAAAAAATAAATCTGCTACGTTTTCTCTGTAGTATTTATTTGCGTTGTTTAAAAGACCAGCTAACTCACTACCTTCTGGAGCAGCGTATTCAATCCTAGTGCTTACGATACCGGAGATATCATGTAGTATTGCAGCGCCCCTTCTAGCATCTGAGTTGTTTAGTTTGGAAAGTCTGTAGGCTTCGCTGTTAAGTTCAGACCTAAATTGGACTGCTTCTTTAAGAGTTAAGGGTTCCAGTGCCGCAGAAAGATCGTCAATAGTTTTTGCATCGGGTGCTTCGCCCTCGGGGTCATCTATTGCCCTTCCCAGTAACCTAACTAGTCCACCAAAAGCTCTAGGGTTCATTTTTGAAAGGTCACCAAGCGCGTCTTGAGCAACTTGAAGACCCCCAGCACCGTAGTTAAAGCCCAACTCTTGTATTTTAGTGTTGATAGCTACTACCAACTCTCGTGAAGCTACAGCCGCTTCGCCCCCCGCAGCATCATAAACTGCCGCGTAATTATCGTCTGACTGCCTTTTGTTGTCAGCGTAAACCTCATCCATAAGGGTTGTTTGTCCTTTTCTTGACTTACCCTGTGGTGGTCTACTTCCTGATAACTCACTGTTTGAATCTAAAATACCAGCCCGTCGCAACGTCCCGTTTAAATCATCAACCAATTGTGTTTGTTCGTCAATAACTTTTTGGACGCCTTCAGTTTTTCTCAGCAACCCAACAACACCTTCGTATCCTTGGTTGTCTGCACCAGAAAAAAATTGTTCGTTTATTTCATCAGCAAAAAGTATCTGTTCTCTTTCTGGCAACCTATCAAAAGCTGCTTGAAGTTGTTTTTCAGCGTCCCCTGTGCTTAACTTGTCAGGGTTGTTGCGGCCTAGTTGCATTCTTTTATTGATGTCATAAACATCTAGCAAAGCATCCTGTACATTTCTAAGCATTCCTTCGGGCAAACCTAAGATACGAGCGTGTTCACCTCGCATTGTGATTGCTAGTTTCCGCATTGCGTCAGGAACACCTGCGCCACTGTTTTCTAACTTAGTCAACTCTACAGTTAATTCAGAAAGTATCTCACCATACCCTCTTACAGCTTCGTGTTGTTGTTTATGAAGAGACTCCAACTGTGCGCTTCTTTTGACATCATCTTCTATTGAGCTTCCCCAACGTCGGCCCCTAGAGTAATTAAATGCGCCTCTTTTTATTTGCCCTATTCCAAAGTTACCTTGAGCAGAAGCAGCTTGTCTGGCAGCGTCAATAATCGAAAGGGTAGTTCCTCTGGCAAACGAACCAGAAATAAGTTTTCCAAATCTTTCAACAGTTTCGGAAGCTACTCCTGCTTCTGTAAGACCATCTAAAATTGATTGTCTGTTTTGTTTAAAAGCTACATGTCCCCTCATTAAAAGTTCAAATACTTCTGGGTCTTCTACTTTAAGACTACTTAAAGTTTTACCCAAATCTCTTTCAATGTTTCTGCCAAGTGTAGTGTTTCCTCTTCCTTGTGCTAAAACTGCACTTAATTCAGCAAACTGAGGATCAAGAAATCTATCTACATACCCCTGTACTTGCCTGTACCCAAGATTTGCCAGCGGTTTTCCTGTGGCTACACCCAAAACTGGAGCCATAAAACCCACAAACAAACTTGCAAGCATCATTTTTGTTGGGTCTTCAAAATAACCAGCGTCAGTAGCAAATTTAGTAAACTGGTCTACTGAGTATAAGGAACCTAACGAGTAGGCTTCTTCCATAGCTACCGTTCTACCTACGGCGCGGCTGGTATCCAAACTTCCACGGCGCATTGCAGTAAACCCCCTACCAAAAACAGTAGCGGACTCTCTCATTCGTTTATCAAGTTCGCTGTAGTGAGCACCCCAATCGTACTGGCCGGTTTCTTTATCAAAAAACCTACTAGACCTTCTTACACCACTTTTGCCAGCTTCTATAGCAAACCTAACAGCACCCACACCAAACATCATTCCTAATGCTGTTTCGCTAAGTCCACTTGGACCGCCACCAACAGGAAAACCACCCGGACCTTGTGTTGCAGCTTCTGGCGTAGCTGGCCTACCACCAATACCTTGAGGAGCTACTTTAATACTATAATTGTTTTCATTTGTAACGCCAAGTGCAGACAACGCGCGTCCCATGTCATTAAATAACAAGTCACTAAAAGTTACAGCATTTGGAGAAGTAGAAAGTTTTTCCCAAGTCATGTTTTCTATTTCTTCTTGTGTAAACAGCGGACCTCTATCTTCTCTTAAATTATTTCTAAATATCCAATTGTGCCACTCAGCCATACGTGAGGGGTTTGCTTTGAATATCTCACCGTATGTAGACAACATTTCAAATACACGTTCTTCTGGCGAAGCAGCAAAATCAATGGCTGCACCACCAGCTTCACCAACACCATAAGCTGTTCTCAAACCAAACATAAGTTTGTTTGCTCTGTCAACTTTATTTTCAATATCTTTAAAGTCAAAAGGAGCAGCTTGACCGGGAAGGGTCATTGTTTTAATAAGAGGGTTTAAATTAAAGGGCTGTGTATACTCTTTACCTGCAATAATTTTTTGACCCATGTCTCCACGCCCAACAACAACCTCATCTTGAACAAATTTTTCAGACATTTCCTCTACAAAAGTAGGATAAAATTCTTCAAAGTACTCAAGCAAAGGTGGGTTTTGCACCATAGTGTCGTAAATTCGTTGGGAACGAAAATTTCTTCTTTCAAGATCGCTGTACTTTGAGGAGTCGTCAAGTACTTTCATACCTGTTTCCGTGTATGCGTCTTGCATAACCATTTCAAGCTGCGTCAAAAACTTACTTGGGGTATACCCTTCAGGATTAACCGGAAACTCTGCAAGTTCCCTGTCAACATTTTCCGCTCTTTCTGCTGAAAAGTATCCTTCTAGGCCGCTCTGTCCTTCCTGCATAGGAAAGTCAAACACAGTGTCTACGTTACCTGTTAAACGTCCCCCCGCCAAAACATCATCTCTGACTGCTACACCTAAGTCAAATTGTCCTGTTCTGGTGTACGGTTTGCCAGAAGGAGTTAAACGACCATCAGGTCTTGTAATATCTGTAGGAGTCTTCATCCTGCTTTTCCTGCCCTTGTATTAAGTTGACTTTCGTCTTCTTCCCCAACAGTTCTACCGGAGAAATCAGCATCACTAATACCTTCTAATCTCCAATACTGGTTTGTACTTTCGTAATAGTTTCCTCCTACATCGGGTCTTGCATCAACAATAGCTTGCCTTCTACGATATTCTACATCAGCAACTCTTTTTGCAAAAGGAGTAGAAGTATCTCTTAGTTTGTCATCAAGGCTAAAACCGTAGCGTCGTTCTAGTTCCATTCCTTTTAAATCTTTTTGTAGTTGATGGTGTAACCTCATCATTCCACTAGCAAGAATGGCACGTTGTTGTTCTGGTGTATTACCAAATTCCCCAAACAAAGCATTCATAGTGTTTTGAAAGTCAGCATTAGAAACAGCGTTACCGCCACCGCCACCTTGAACAAACTTAGAGTAAGCGTAAGCTAAATAAAGTCTGTCCATATGGAAGTTATAGGTGTTCATTGCTGTTATGTTGTCGGGCGAAGTTTTAAGCTCCGAAACAGTTTTATCTATTTCTGTTTGTATACCTTCAATTTTATTTGCTATTATTTCAAGTTGTTTCTTATCGTCTACAGTTAAAGTGCCAGTATTAAGTTCAGAAAGCAACTGCTTAGAAAGTTGAATGTCTCCTCTTTCTTCAAGAAGAGATGAACCAGAACGTAAATTGTCGCCTGAACCACTAACAAAGTTTTGTATAAATCCCCCAACTTCTTGTGTGCCTGTAAGAACACGAGCAACAAAACCACGGGTTTCTCCACCTAGTCTACTAACGTCAGGAGGATTGTCGCTAAGTAAACTTTTTACTAGAGACATTGTTCCCCTAGAAAGATTAATTCCAGTTTGATAGCGTTGATTTCTAATTTCTGAAGTTTTTATTTCTCTAAAACTAGGATTTAATTCTACAAATTCAGGATTGTCGGGGTTTCTCCTACGGGCGCGTTGTACTAAAACTGTTGCGTCCGAACCAATTTGAAGTACTCTACTATCTGATAAAGTCCGTGCAATACTGGGGTCTAGATTTTGATTGCCATTAACGAGTGCTGTGCGAGTAACATTAATCATATTAGCTCTAGCCTCATCTAAATTTGCACCGCTTCCTTCTTCTGTAGCATTAATAAATGCTTGTGCAGCAGAAAGAAAATTTTTATTTAACATGACACTTTCGGCAAGTTGATCTAGGTTGCCACTACCTATTCTAGCACTTAAACTTGCGTTCCTTGTAGTAGACGCACCAAGGTTTTCAGC